TCGTCCTTGGGTTCCTTGAGATACTTGTCAAGGATCCTACATGCTTGTGTCCTAAATTCTTCGATGGTAGCAACAGGCATGATAATCATACGCTTAGAGTCGATACCACGAGACTCAATCATGTCACGGGAAATGGCGGATTCAGTCTCAAAATAAATGACGCCACCTGTAGGATTAGCGTCAAGGAAATTACGAACGACAGAAAGAGCAAAGAAAGTCTTGCCCGTGCTCGATTCTCCAGCCAAGGCAGTAACCTTATTGGAAGGAAGACCTCCAAACAACGAACCACTAACCAAGGCATTAACGATATAACTGCCAGTATCGACATAATCAGTAATGTCGCCAGCAGCAATTCCTTCGCTAACCAAACCAGCAAACTCGTTTCCACTTTCTTTAATTACGGTGTCTAAGAATCCCATTGATCTACTCGTTCCTCATAAAAGTTGACATAATTATAATCGTTCCGCATGAGTTTGGCAAATGCCATAGCGGTACTGTAGTCCTCAAAGCACTTAATGTCTTCAGATCCTACTTGACCCACGACATGATTAGTCCATGTGACTACATAAATTTTCTTGCTCATGAAAAGAAACTAGAAATTGTAATGGTCTTCTCGTGGGTCCAACCAATACATTGTAACACATTTTTGAGAGGTTCCAAGAAAGACTTCTCAAACTGTGTTTGATAATCCACATACTTCTCAATGCCAAATTCCTTTGGCAACTCACCAAAGAAACTGATCACATTCTCATGCAGTGGGTTTGGTGTCTTGAGATACATGAACTTGATCTTCTCGCCTTCTTGAATAAGAGGATGCTTGTTCTCTACCTTATATTTTCTGACATAGTGATTATAAAGAAGAGCACCCCTTACTGCAATGGGTGTTCCTTTCTGGTAAATCTCAGTTGGGTGGCGATATTTTGCCAGGTTGTTACATCCTCTGGGGAAGGCGACTTCTGAGTAGTGTCTGTTTCTCGTCTCTGTTCTGACATCATTGATAAAACTGATAAGCTCATCATTTGTCTTGCCGATAATAATCTTAAACGCTGCATACAATTTGTCTCTAAAATACGCTGGTGTCGATGACCTAGCAGTTTCAAGACCCATGATCTTCATCTTGGGTTCCTTGTATCTAACACCTTCACTGTCCCACACATTGAGAATGTATCTTTTCTTAGCAGTCCAAATACCACGGTCAGCGATATTCTCCCGCTTCATGCTCATTTTTTGGTCATATGCCGACACGTAATCTGCAAGTTCTTGATATGAACTCTCAATAAAAGGTTCCAGTTTCTCTTGACAGATCTTGTCAAGTATCGCCACAATTGCTGCTTTGTCGCCAGACTTAGCACCAAAAAATTTATCAACAAGAGGTCCAAGATTAAGATAGATTGAGTCGGTATCGCTAGCGATGACATAATCCACCTCCTCTGTAGAAAGCAATTTATTTAGGTATCTGTTCATACGGTTTTCAATCCAACGGATCGATACCTGACCAGACAAAGTGATTGCCTCAGCATTAGCAAGACGATAATAACGAAAGTGTTCATTACCGATAGCGCCATAAGCAGAGTTCAAAGAGATCTTCTTTGCCATCTGAATATTGTTACATCTCGCAATCTCTTTCATGAGTTCTACAGTAGGAGTTTTTTCATACTCCTGCTTTGCTTTGATCATCTTCTTCTTAAAGATAACACGACTGTCGTACATCTTCTTCATCATCTGTGGCAAGAACCCGTGCTTATCTTTACGATACTGAGCACCATTTGCACACACAGCATACTCACCATCAATGTCTACTTGTTTATCAAGTATTTTATCAACGGTAGCTGATGGGTGTCTGGTATCTTGGAGCGTCTCTGGGGAGATATTGTACTGCATGATAAGATGAGGATATAGGCTGTTAAGGTCAAAAGACACAACCCAATCATAGAATCCAGGTTTCGGTTCTTTGACATAAGCACCTGCATACTTTTCTGTCTTAGTCGCTTCTTTCTTTGGCGGGATCGCAATCTTACGCTTTAGAAGTTCACAGTAAATATAGTTATCCCACATGCGAACTTGACTAAACACATCTTCATAATTCACCTTAGCGTCATATGCCATGGTGTATGCAAGTTCAATCAGTTTCATCTTATCATCAAGTTTATCCACCAGACGAACGTCGTGGATGTTGTACTCGATGAACTTCTGCCAGTCGTTCTCGTAGAACTCTTTGAAAGTATCAAACTCAGAGTGATCGAGTTTCTTCTCGTTAAGTTCTACCGAACAGATGTGATCAAGACGGTAAGACTCTTGGTTTGTGTAAGTGAATTTCTTATACAGTTCGAGATAGTCAAGACAAGAAATACCAAGAGTATCGATAGCAAACTGTTTGCGACCCTTGATATAAATCTCCCTCTGTGAAACTAGTTTCCAAGGCGACAAAAGTTTTACATACTTGTCACCCAACACACGGTTGATTCGATTGTGGATATATGGCATATCGAACAACTGCACATTCCATCCAGTAATTACATCAGGATAATTTTCTTGCCAGTATTCAAGGAATGCGCCCAACATGCTTTCTTCTGATCGGAAATGCATGTAGTCCACCATGGGATCTGTGTTATTGAATGCTCGTGCTCCGAACACAATAATTCTACCAGTGAAACTATCCTTGATGGATATGGCAAGGATTTCTTGATCGGCAGACTCAATATCAGGGAAACCGTTTTCTGCTGCGGTCTCAATGTCAATTGTGAATACACGGATCTTACTGGAATCAAACTTAAGTTCCTCCTCTGGGTGTTGTTCAGCAATATACTGATACAGGAATCGACTGTTACCATGGATTTCAAAATCATCCACCTCCTTATACTGCTTAACGAATTCTCTAGCTTCAGAAATAGATCCAAACTTATGAGGTTCTACACAGTTACCTTCTAGTGTACGCCACTCAGAATAATTCTTTGTAGGCAAATACAGCGTGGGATTGAAAGGAACCCTCACGCTGTAGCGATTGCCATTCTCATAACCACGGACAAGCAGGCGGTTACCTGCTTGCTCAACACTAGTGTAAAACTTCATTCAAGACATTCAATATAACGAGCAAGGATTGCCTTGCTTGGATTTGTCACAACGGTGATGTCAGAAGATCTGACATTGAACTCACGCTCAGATGAATGCTCTGCCCAAGGAACCAGTTGACCTTCATAGTCTACCAAGTAAGGTTCAACCAACCAGACGTCAGGGTCACCTGCTAAGGTGTCTCCTTCAACTGGTTCTACTTGGGCAATAATCCACTCATTCGCTAACTTTAGCAGGTTCGCCTTCAGTTCCATTTGGTGCCTCCTCAGGGAAGAAAAGTTGTTCGTCGGTCAGACCAAGTTCTTTCAACTTAGTGACAAAATTATCAAGGATTCCATTGTCTGGGAATACAACACTGATGATATGCTCACCACTGATACGATGTTCTTCAACAGGAGAATAAGGACACCACCTAGAATACTCAATAGGCAATGTTCCGTCTGGATTTGGATCACCAAGTTTCAGAACGAATGGGTAAAGTAGTCTATAACCGAGCACTCTGTCCTCTTCATCGTTACGAACTTCGCCAAAAATACAAAGAACATTTTGTCCAGTTGTAAGATTTACAACTCGAATATCATGATTTGTTTTCAATTCAATTTGATCCGCCATCGGTTTCCTCGTGTGGTTGTAGTTTTTGTTTCCAGGCTTGTTCTAATCCTGGTTCTGCACTGCTGATTGTCATTACACAATCATATGGAATCTTAAACTGCCAGTCTGGAGAATAAGGATTCCACTTACTGAACTTAACTTGGTATTCCATACCATGAGATTCAGTAAGATACTGGGGTGTCTCGCCTGCAAGATTGAGAATATAAGGATCCTCCATAAGAAGACAAATACCTTTACGGTCTGTACCCTCCTCATCAAAGATTTCTTTTAACTCAGTAATGATACGATCACCCGTCTTTAGTGTGACGATTGATACTGCCATAGTTATATTGAGTTTGATATTAGTTTACCACCAAAAAAGGGCGCCGTCAAGCGCCCTTCATGTATATTTAGAACCACTTCTTTCGCTTCTGTTTTTCTGGTAATTCTTTTTTTAGAATAACAGTAAGCAATCCATCAATAAATTCTACATTCTCCACTTCTACATCATCTGCCATTTGCCAGTTCTTTGAGAATGTTCTATATGAAATTCCTTTATGTGCATAGTCTCTTTCTTTTTCAGGCGGAGCTTTACGAGCAGAGACTGTCAGAACATTTCGTTCTGTCTCCACTTCAATATCTCCCCCTGAAAATCCTGCAAGAGCGACTTCCAATATTGTTCTACCATCAGATCCATTAATGACATTGAAAGGAGGATAACTTTTTCCTGCTCCTGCAAGAGCTTCCAGTCTACTGAATGTTTCATCGAACCCAATTGAATGCGGTGTATATGTTTCCCATGTAAAATTTACCATTGTCCTGTTAAGCGACGTGTACAGTAGGACCCCGAAGGCATCCTGGCGTGAAAGTGGGACGGTGAACCGTCCCTCATCCTCTCACACTATTACTTATACAGGTAGTAAAAAACATGGAGGTGTTGAGAACCCCCATGAATACTACGGTTTATTCTACTTCTTGCTTTTTACGACCAATATTGTATTTGCTCTCAAGCGTCCAATCATTTTTTTCTTTAAATGAAAGCACCTTAATTTGATTAAGTGGAGCAAGATCTGCAATCTTTTCTTGACTCAATGCAGAAATACTAACCAGTCCCCAATCAACTAAAAGTTGTACAATGCGATTGCGACGCTGCACATCATTTTGAGAAAGATTTGTTTTCTTGCCATCCAAAGCAAACAACTCTTTGAAATGTACAATAAAATACTTACCTTGCTTATGCAAAATATGACAGGACTGATAAATTTTTTTCTCTTTGCGCGAAGCAACACCAATCCTAGTCAGTGTTTCTCTCACCTTAAGGAAATCATCTGGTTCGTTCAGGACGACTTCTACCATGTCAGTCTGTCGCCACTGGATCTCAATTTCACCGCTCATGTTTACCACCTTTGCTCAATGCTTTTTTAATCTCATCTAGTTGATTCTTGGTAAGAATCCTGAGCGCCTGCAGAGCTTTATCGTCATTATAACCATAATACTCTTTGACTATATCAAGATAATCAATAGAATCTTTTCGTGCCCAAGGAGAGAAACGTTTCCTTGGTTTCACACTATTTAGCAAAAAGTCATATTGTAACTTCTTTGGTAAGTTCGGATACTTATTCATCTCATTGACAAACAAAATAGTATCCGTAAAAGAAGAGAGGCACCTGTTAATAATGTAAGGAGGATAACCTCGCTCAGCATCAGCGTCACCATCAAGGATATTCTTCTTTGATTGATTGATGCTGTATAGATAGTCTTTCAGTTGGTATGTCATTCCAGTGTCTGATTACTCCAGATATAATAAAAGCGTTAGTGACCATGTAACTAACAAAAATAACGGTGCGTATGATAGCAACGTAATTGTCAAAAGGAGCTGTCTTGTCGTCACTGAAACTCCCTAGTGCATACTTCCATACTTGCCACATTAGAACTTTGCATTAACTCCAACAATTTTTGCATTAGGGTTGCGAGCTAAAGCAACCTCCCGTGCTTCCTGGTAGTCACGAGCATAAACCTCTTCGGTAAAGACTTTGCCAGCAACGTAGAGTTTCACTTCACACTTCATAATTAGTAAGGACGAGTTCCTTGCGAGACGCTTGATCTGTATTATAACTCCCCACGCTCCTCATCGTGTAGGTGTGTGCAAATTCTGCTGCTGTCCACCCTTCAAACCTCTCACGAATAAGTTGAGACGAGTTATAAGATATACATTGAGGACCAACAAACCGATCACACTTGATAGCAAAATGGTCGTGGTTGAACCCGCTATGCATATTCCCCCGTTTCCCATATAGATTAGATCCAATTTCATATGGGGGATCAAGGTATGTGAAGACTGACTTCTCATCACTAAGGAGTTGTTCATATGATTTGTTAGTAATTTTCCAATTGCCAATCAGTTTTTGATATTCACGAAGTCGTTCTATACCTGCAAGGGAGAAGTTGGAGTCGCTTGCTTGTTTTGAGAAGGAACTCGATTCTGTGAGACCTGAGAAACTACACTTATTGACGACATAAAAACTAACAGCACGATGAATATTCTCAGTTTCACGGGTATCTCTCTCCAGATACGCCTTGGCATCCAGAAAAAGTTGCTTAGCGGAAGTGGGGTCAGGGTGCCTTTGTTTAAGTTGGAGGAGTATGTCCGTAATTTCATTTCCATGATCCTGCAGTTCGCGCCAGAAGTTATAGAGTGGTTCATATAGATCATTGACCCAGATATCAAGACGAGGATATCTTTTAGTAATCTCAAGTGCTACACTACCACCACCAAGAAAAGGTTCTCTGTATTCTTTGTAACCTTTGAGGTCAGGAAAATACTGGAACAGTTTACTCAGAGCACGACTCTTCCCGCCTGGGTAGCGAAGAGGAGTCTTCAGTGATTTCAAAGTCTGCGGCATGATATTTAAGGTATTCCCAAAAGGTTAACTTTAATTGTTTCTGCGTCATACCACAATGCGCGGCAGCAGAAGGTAGATTCATTGTAGCATGAAACAACGCTTCATGCGCTTCTGCTACATTTTCTGGTGTTGTTTTTACGTATCCAATTGTATTGCCGTTCTGGTTCTCCATTAAGTCGTTCAAGCATTTCCTCCATCATAATAAATTTAGGTTCCTTCTCGATGAATTTAAGTAATGTCATTTAAACTCACAACTCATCATAATTTCAGTCAGACATGCCAAGAGATTAATCTCTTGATCGGGAACAATAGGAATACTGTTCATGTACTTAGCAATGACTAGAACTGCTTCAGGAATAGAAGCAGGTTTCAATACACCATACATGCTGTCATACACTTTACGCATGACCATGGTGGGATCATTGTCCATGTTTTGAACAACCCAGTTTTTGACATTAGTAAACTCTTTCTTCTTTAAGGATCCAAGAAGAGAATCAAGATTAACGTCAGCAACATCAACCAGTATGGCAGAGTTGATACTACCTGTAGAAGCATAACGCTGACACTCGTTAATAAGACGACGCCAATCAGGATAATAACGCTTCGTAAGTTTAGCAAGAACCTTATCCTCATACTGGATTTGCTCATGATCCAGAATAGTTTTAAGGCGAGTGAAGAATTGACCTTGCAATCCTACTGCTTGTTCAGGTTTGATTCTGAAGTCAACGACCGTGCAGCGTGAGTGCAACGGTTCAATAATTTTATTTATGAAATTGCAGGTGAAGATGAAACGACAGTTGCCATGGAACTCCTCTACAGCGGTCCTCAGGGACAGTTGCACGTCGTTAGTGGTGTTGTCTGCCTCATCGATGATAACGACCTTGTGAGACGCTCCAGAGGTCAGCGAGACCGTAGTGGCAAACTGCCTCACACGGTTCCTTACGGTGTCCAGGAAGCGTCCTTCATCCGATCCGTTGATCACGATGTAAGAGGCACCAATCTCCTCACACAGCGCCTTAGCGATGGTGGTCTTGCCCACACCTGCAGTGCCGCTGAGCAGCAGGTTAGGTAGTTCTCCTTGGGTGACAAAACCCTCGAACACCTGCTTGATGCTGTCGGGTAGAATACAATCTTCAACTTTCTTTGGGCGGTATTTCTCCACCCACAAAAACTCTTTACTCATAATTAAATCCAATCAGGTTTGCGTTCTGGTTTGCGAAGGTAGTTATCCTTTACCCAAGGTTTAGACGCAATATAGCGTTTGTACGCTGTAATGTCATCAATGGTATCGTCATACTTCCATTGATCAGGCATAGCCCTAGCAAATACTGTAGCACGATCTGCTACAGATCTCAAGTATTGAAAAGGAAAGATTTTCTCAGCATGGAGAAGTGTCTTCTCGCAACTGTGTACCTTACCATACCTGTATGTGTACTCATCACACAACGCAAGACCATGGCGTATCAACCACGACCAGTTTTGCTGTGCCCAGATAGTACAAGGATGATTACGAAATGCACCCTTGTCTGTCTTGTATGGAGTGCCATCAAGTTTGGGTAGATCTCCAAAACCATGACCCCACTTAGTAGATGCCACAATAGATAACATCTGACATGTCTCTAGAG